AATATAGATTGTCTCCAGTAGATTCCTTCTGACTTGCTACATTAATAAACTTAAACCCATCCTTCTCATACATAACAAAGTTATCATCCTCTTCGACCATGGTTGCTGGTATTAACTCTGGTATATAGTTATGCCTTGGACATCCCTTAGTCTGTCTGTCCTCGCTGATCCTCTTGTCATGCTGTGAACAATGCCAATGTGCGTCTCCCTTCTTTACATCAGCACTAGCAAAGCGACATGATCTACAGTGTAATTTTTCGGGCAAAGACCTGCCAAGGTATGCGGCCCTTTCTTTAGCAGACATAAAGCTACGGATTCTGTAGTCAGTCTCGGGTATGTTGTTGTCAGGTGGTGTATTGGTTAGCAGTATGTGTTCAGCTTTCTCCATTAACATCTCAAACTTTAGGTAATCAAAGTCAACAATCTCTGTATATAGAGCTGAGTTGTTCTTGTTATAAACAATAGCTATGCAGTGATCTATTTTAAACAGTCCCATATACAAATGGATCTGTGCGTCATACTCTTCTGACCAGTTGCAATAGCTACCTAGCTTTTCTAGGTTCTTAAAGCGACTGTCGTTAGCTGTCTTGAACTCTAATAAGTATTTGGTATTCTCTTCTAAGCCTGGTAAATTCTCAGCCATACCGTCTATGTGTCCTTTAACATGACCACCAAGAGCTTCTGTTTTATATTGCTTACCATTCTTTTGTACGTCATAGATGATTGCGTTTGGTATCTTACGTAGCTTTTCGATCAGATGATCTTCAATTACATTACCTAAGTCTAGTAGTCTAAGAACTCTTGGCTCCCAGTCATCGGGCATGAGCCATCGGTATCGCATCCAAAGGAGCCTTTGATTTGGATTACCGATACCACTGATACCCAAATAAAACCTTTGGTGTCTCTCAGCATTTGTTTCTACTTCATCAAGAAGATGATTAATTGTCATTTTTTTTATCCTCTATCATGTTGTTATGCATGTTTAACCAATCTATATCTTCTTCTTCTTCTACTTTTTTATCTGCTAAATAATAAAGAAAAGAAGAAACCTCTCTCCATTTTCTATCAAGAAATCTATCTAATTTTTTAAAAAAAGTTTTTATCATCACAATATTATCTCCTCGTTTTGTTTTGTTCTGATCCCTATAACATTCTCATACTTGCCCTGCTTCTGTAAGACAATCTCTGATATGTTTTCAAAGGCACCACTATTTATTAATTCAACAGCCATCCATGGTTGCTTAGGACATCCCCACTTTTCTGCTATCTTCTTCCACTTACGTACTGCCATATGGTGTGCAGTAGGATGACCAAACATTAGTGGCATCTTTTTAGGGAAAAATTCATTCTTAACTGTAAAGATAACTTGACAATACTCACTGCCATTCATGGACTTAGTTACTGTTGCATAGATGTCAGTGACAGGTTTGTATCTAGGCTTGGCCTTCTCTCTCTCATCAGATAACACAGCTTGTCTCTCTGCCTTAGTTCTCTTAGCAACTTCTTTTTCTTTTTTAGTTTGTAGTTCTTCAAACTTTTTAGATCCTTCAAAGACTTGATCACATTCAATACATTTCTTGGCTGAGGGTAAATTAATTGCACTACAGTTAGAACATATCTTAGGATGGTATCTAGCTGGAGCTGACTGATCAGGTTGTATCTCATCAAGACAACCATGCCTAGCTACATTTTCTCCATAGTCTAGTAGTAGGCAGTTGTCTTTCTCCTCGTGCAGTCTCATTCCCCTTCCGCACATTTGAACAAACAAGCCAACGCTTTGTGTTGGTCTAAGTAATGCTACGCAGTCAGCTCTTGGAGCATCCCAACCTTCAGTCAGAACACCAACATTACATATAGCATGGATCGTACCATTGTTAAATCTTTCTAATACATCTTCTCTTTTTTCTTTTGGTGTCTCACCAGTCACGCACTCAGCTTCGATACCATAGGTCTTTAAACATTGAGTCATTTTCTCTGCATGTAGCACTGACACACAAAAGAATACTGTAGCTAACCTACCTTTGGTATAAGCATTGTCGATCCAGTCGTTAATAACTTTGAGCATGGTGTCATCAACAATAGCTATCTTCTCTAGTTCTCTTTCCTTAAAGTCTCCGTTCTTAAACTTTAAATCAACTGATCCTGCATCAATAATAGCTTCATCATTAACAGCATAGGCAGATAGTCTGCATAAGAATCCTTCTCTTATTAACTCTGGTATAGATACTGAGTATGCTAAGTCTTTAAAGAAATGATCTTTACGCTTACCGTATATATAACCCTGTCCCATACGATATGGTGTAGCAGTACAACCCATAACTTTCATAGGCCTTCTGTCTGATAGGGTTGTTATGATCTTCTTGTACCTGGTATGAGAGCTTGGCGGTACGTTGTGTGCTTCATCTATGATCATGTAATCAAAGCTACCGACAGCATCTAATCTCTTGGGTGATGCTAAGGTATCACGACTAGCCACAAGGATTTGTGAATCTATCTCAAAGCGTTTCATACCAGCGGCCAGTACACCTACTGGAGCATCAGGCCATACCATTTTTAATTTAGTCTCTGCTTGTTCTACTAATTCTTTTCTATGAGCCATAACTAAGAACCTAGCTGTAGGATCTTTCGCTAGTATCTCTTTAATAAAATGAGAAAATATAATGGTTTTACCAGCAGCCGTTGGCAGTACGATCAAAGCATGATCCTCTGCTGGACGATTGGCAAACCAGTGGTGTAGGGAATCTATTGCATCCCTTTGGTAGTATCTAAGTTTCAATGTAGTATCTTAGTTTCTTCTACAGGATCTTCTGATACCTGGTTTTCAAACCCTAGTATGTCCATGTGATCTTGTACCATACTTAGTATTAACTCTAAGGCCTCTCTTTGTGTAAAAGAAAACTTAAAAGTAAGATCAACAGCAAATCTTGTTAGCGTAATGATTGCTGATCGTGAGTCTAAGTCTTTTAAGTTCCATTCATTAACACATGATTGAACATCATCAATAACTGTGTCGCAAGTTTTACTGTCCAAATATTCTATAAATTTTTCTTTGTCTGTCATCTTTAGTATCCACGTTTAATAATGTTAGTTTAGCTTCTTTAACTTTAGTATCTAACCCAGAAGGTAGACTGTCAAAGTTTTGATCTAAAGAATCTAATAGTGATGTCATTGATTCTACTAAAGCATTCGCTTCTCTTTTATCTATTGCCATTTATATTTCTCCAAAAATACATTAGGGTATACAATAACCCTAGGTGCGAGGAGTAGTCTTGGTATTAAGACTACTCACTCGAGTTATTTATTTACTCTCTCCTGTAAATAAATTATTTGTCCCAATCGAAATCATCGTCACCTGACTTTGATTCTTCTTTAGGACTTTGCGAAGGAACAGACTTACTGCTTGTCTCAACTGCAAGAAACTTAGCAATCTTGTTCTTGTCGTCCCACTTCGTTCCGTCTCCCTTATCTCTACCAACTTCAACACTGACCTTGGCTTTGAAAGGAATGTTTAACATGCTTTCTAACTGTTCAAGACCAAAGGCATCAACATCAGCTTCCATGCCCATGGATCTTCTCCAGTCTCTTATTCTGCTGATAGATACGTTTAACCCAGCTCCTTCGAGCATGAATGTTTCCCATATCTTACGACCTGAATGAGTAGGGCCTGTCACATCAAAGGTAATTGATAAGTATCTATCACCCTTAGCACTAGTTTTATTCTCCCATCCAGTAGCTACAAATTCGTAGTCACCGACTGGCATTAGATCAAACGATCCACCTGTATCCTCAACATTAGTCAAGTTTAAATTAAAATCATCAGACATATTATTCTCCTTTTTTAGATTTTAAAGATTCTTTAAATGCAGACATGAACGCTGTCCAATCAAGATCCAAGGGAGCATTCCCTAAATCAACTCGACTCTTGGCATCAAATGCTGCGGTGTATTTATGAAACAACTTACGCTTGCCATATGACACAGCCCTTGTTGTTTCCTTAAAACCCTGTCCACTAGTACGAGTTGATACCTCGTAGTTTGCAAACAGGTTGAAGTCTACCCACTCACGTATCATTGCTGATACTTTCTTATGAGTAG